CGTCTACGTCTATATCGCCTGAGATGTCTAGGGATGTTGCCGCTACCTCGCCCGTGACCAAAATCCCGCCACTGGTTGTTGCGAGTTTCTGTGCGTTGTCGTGATACAAATTTACACTACCGCCAGAGTAAGCTACCACATATTGCTCACCCGCTGAGTCACCTAAAGTTAAATTCGTAGCCTTTAGATATAAACTGCCTGTGCCTGATTCATCTATGTAGCTATTAGACCCATCATGATAAATAGATAAATCTGACCCTGCACCAAATATGGCTTTACTTGAATCAGCAAACGTAATGTCATCGCCAGTGCCTACTGCAATGTCTGTACCACCTGTAGCATTGCTCAGTGCAAGTATTTCAGCGAGGGTATCAACCGTGTCCTGTTGTGCATCTACATAGGCTTTAATGCTCTGCTGAGTCGCTAGAGCGGTTGCGCTATTACCTGACATATCATCTTGGTCGAGTATGTCTGTGACCGTTACAGAGCCTGTGCCTGACAAGCCATCAAACTCTACGTTGCCGTTGACCGTCACTGCGGCAAAGGTTGGAGAGTCAGTAGTAGCAACGCCTTGGTTCAAAGCCTTAACGCTTGCAATAGCAGTAAGCTCTGAATCCATCAAAGCTCCTGCGCTAGTGACATTAGCTGTGTCCGTTACGTCTGCGGAGGCTTCAATAGCGTTTAGTTTGCTGTGATCTGCGTCTGTGAAGACATTAGAATCAGTTGCGGCTTCAACGGCTGTACGAATCTCTGCATTTGTTTGATCTGCGGTTGCACTGGCTTCTATGCCATCAAGCTTTGAACCATCTGTAGCTACATCACGACCATCGACTGTGCCGCCTACTACAATATTACTTGCAACAGTAAGTGTAGAGGCCATGTCCACAGCGCCATCAATGTCTACAACATCTAAGTTAGTTGTTCCATCTACATCTAAGTCGCCGTTAAAGTCTACATTACCTGCTACTGCAAGCGTTGTAGCCATGTCCACTGCGCCATCAATGTCAACAACGTCAAGGTTAGTAACACCATCAACATCAATGTTTCCAGAGATGTCTAAGCTTGCGGCAATGATTTCGCCGCTTGCATTGATTGCACCATTAATATCTACAGTTGTAGCGGCTATTTGAATCTCAGTGTCTGCAACAATGTCTAGTTGTCCGTCAGCACTAGAGTTAATATAAATAGCTGAATCGCGAAACTGAACTTTATCGTCAGTCGATACAGAAATGTCTGTACCCGCAGTAGTGTTGCTGAGTGCTAAGACTTCGCCGAATGTGTCAACAGTATCTTGCTGTGCATCTACATAGGCTTTGATGCTCTGTTGAGTTGCAAGGGCTGTAGCACTATTGCCTGACATATCATCTTGATCTAAGATGTCTGTGACTGTAACTGATCCTGTGCCTGATAGACCGTCAAATTCTATAGTTCCATCAACATCTATGTTTCCACCAATTGTAAGGTTGCCTGTAGCTGTAAGGCTATCAATGTATGCGTCTTTAAAGCGTAAAGCATTTGTACCCAAATCTACATCGCTATCAGTAACAGGATATACTACACCATCTTCAATGCGTACCTGTTCTACGGCACTGCCACCTACTTCTACATAAACACTCCAACGGTTATTAGAGCTATCAACAACTATTTTATTATTGAAGTCTTGGTCGCCAATAATCTCAATGTTGCCGCCTTCTCCTGCGCCGCCATCGTGTTGGTGTCCTCATCGGTAAGCGTACTTTGTCTAGTGTAACTTGTTCCTGCCATTTGGTTATCTCCTACCTGATGGGACGTAATTTATATAAAGGCCGTTGATTGCGTATGGTGCGTTTTGATCAGAACTACTTATTCTGAAGTTACATACTGATCCACTGCCCTGTATAGCTTGACGTAGCATAGGATCGTTACTTGCTCCAAAGATTGCTGTTGCAAATATCGCTGTGCCAAAAAGAGCAGGAAGCGGAACAGAATCTAAAACATAATCTGCGGGTTGTGGTATGTCCGTATCCTCATAGTCGTAACGGACTCTTAAACTTGGTTGTACTTCGCCTTCGGGCGTAATAGAAATCTTTGCATAATGTAAAGTCTTTCTAGTTCCTATGTCACCAAAGTCATAGTTTGGCGTTTGATAAATTGCATTAATATCAAATGCACTTCCAGAGGCTGTAAAGGTATTGCCTATGTCGTGGTTGTATACGTAGCCTGCGTTGTCGCCATGATACTCTTGTTCTACGCCATTATTATCAAAGCCTGTTGTAAATCCTACTGCCTGTATTCCTAGTGTTTCTGACCACTCAAAGCCGTTAGGTGTCAGTGTACCTATGATGCCTTTTGATGATACTGAACTTTGATTGTCAGAACTATAAAACAAACGATACTGCGACTTGCTTCTTAGTACTGCGCTTGTAATTGTAAAAGAGTTAACAGACAAAGCAATATTAGAAATAATACTTTGTATTTGTCGGCTCACTGATCCTAACTCAACGTCACCAATACGCGATGTACCCGCAACAGATCGTATGCCGTCTGGGCTAAGAAACACTAAGTCACCGCCAATCTCTTGTATGCTGTGTGAACTCAAGCAACCTACGTTCTGTGTAATAGGAACAACAGCAATATTACTAGAATCATTAATGTTTACAAGCTTGTGTATGCTGTTCCTGCAAAATATAATCAAGTCATCACGGAAGCTTTTAAGGCCAATTACTTGATCGCTTAGCGATATGTTTCCTGCGCCTGTGCCTGTGAAGTTATCAGGCTCAAAGTTGTGGCTGTAATATATAGTGTTTTTAGCCGCTGAAGCGCCTGCAACAACTAAGTGGTGGTCGTGTACTGCACAGACTGAAGGGGCTACAGTGCTATTTACAGTTATTTCTTTTGCAAAAAATGTACGAGTAGTTAAGCCGCCTGTACCTGTCATGCTAAATATAAAAGGCTTATTGACTCCATCTGTTATTACTATTTCGCCGTAGTCTGTGTTTCCTTCAAAGATTGCAAAGGTGCATTGTAGTTGCCCAGTTCTTGCATCCATGCTACGGCCAGTGAAAGTTGTATGGTTATCACCACTACTATGAACACTTGCTCTGTTAATTTGTAGCCAAGTAGTTTCTCCGTCTTGGCTAAAAAAGATTCCGTCTCCTGAACAAACAATAATGCCGTCTGCGTATACAGCCATCCCTAGTATTTTGTTGGCGCTGTTTGGCCTAGTATCGCCAAAGGCTGTGTAGCCATTTATACGCCTGTAACCGCCATCAGGATCGACTTCAAAGTTTGTAAGCTTTGTAGCTAATCCGGGCTGAGACAACATTTCAAGTTGGTTTAGGTTTGTATTTAACCCGCCCTTACATGAAATACCAAAAGGTTGTGAAGCGGCCATATTATACGAATCTCATTCGGTCGTCTTTAATGTATGTGGGCGTAGGCTCTAAAAGGTTAGAGCGCATACTGCGTAATCCTTTTTTATAGTCTTCAAGTGCAAATGCCGCCGCTTGAGGGTTGTCTTTAAACTGCCAGATATAGTATCGAGCCTTAGCTAAAAGTACAGAAGTGTACATTTCAGGAAAGACTACAGAGTCTGTAGAAGCTGTAAGTTTTGTCGGTAGGCTCCAAGCATAAAACCAAACGCGATATACTTTATCGGGGATAGGGCTAAGTCCAAACTTCCGTGAGTCTGGGCTTCGGATAACATTACTAGGCTGACCGTACTGCTGTGTATCTGCATCGTCTGCGTTTTCAGCAGTTCTGCGAAAGTCCTTCCAAGCCTCTGTAGTCATAAAGCTTAGGTTGCGCGAAACATAAGGGGCTGTTTCTCCGCTTACACCAACAGTTGTAATGTAAAAGTTATCCCAATCTATTGATCCGTAGTCCGTAGTAATACTAGAACTAGCAGGTTTTAATTCGTAGAAGCGTGTGCCTGCGGTTGTTTCGACATATACGTTTCCGTACATCGGGTCTGTATCACCGCTTTCTGCAACAGCCAAGTAGGGCCATTGAGGCTCTTCATTAATGATGTCAAAGTATGCGCGGTTAAGTGAATCTTTGACATGTTGCTGTACGCCGACAGCGGTTGCAAAGGTAGCGGTTGTCAACGTAACTTCATTAAGCTCTCGTAACAATTCGTTAGTTAAATCAAGATAAGTTGATGACATATATTATTGCGCCTTTGTTTCTGTTTTAGTATTGGGCTTATTAAAAATTGCATCCCAGTTATCGTCAAATTTCTTTTTGTTCTCAGGCTTATACCAACTTCCGGTATCTCCTAGTATCTTTCCTCTTTTCTTGCCTTTAATCATAACAGGCTTTTCGTTACTTCCTACTATTGGCATATTGTCCTCTCAAAGATCAGAGGGGCTTTTACACCCCTCGTCTCTAATTGCTTACTTAGTCGATACCGTAGAAAGCAGATACTAATGCTTCTGGGCGTAAAACTTTAGCGCCATATACATGCAAACCACGGCAGATGTCACCAAAGCTATCTGGGTCACGTAGGACTTCAGTGCTTGTGATGGTCTGTGCAGTTGCAGTGGAGCTAATGTGTCCACATACTAGCTGTCCTGCGGCATTGCTTGTAGCGGCAATGTTGTTAGACTTGTACATGTCAAATCCACGTAGCTTGCCAGAAGATACCAATCCATTGCGGATAGAACCTTGTCCGGCGTTGAAGTCAACAGACATCAACTTAGAGCTTGCTTGAGAAAGTTGCTCATAGAAACTAGGTGGAGCTAAGAACCAACGACCTTCTTCTGGGATGTTCTGCTCGTCAAGAAGACGCGCCATGTGAGCCATCACATCAAGAGGATCATGTTCGCTAGAACCAGAACCAATGTCCAAGTTACCAGTGCCGTCAAAAGTTCCTGCGGCTAGGTCAGTAGCGTTGTCGCTACCAAGGATGTGGTTAGGGCTTGCGGCTGAAACGCCTGCAATAATCTTAGCAATTACACCTGCATCAAATGCGTCACGCAATGCGTAAGCGGCAGATGAAGATGCAACTTCTTTAAAGTTTACGTGAGACATAGCTGTTTCAATATCATCAACTTTGAATTTAAATGCGTTAGCCACATCTACGATCAAAGAAGTTTCAACGTCAGTCAACTTAGTCTGAGTTACGTCAGCGCCACGCTCATACTGATAAACAGTGATCTCTGGCTCTTTGATGATCTTTACAGAATCACCGAAACCTGAGATTTCGCCTGCATAGTCAGTGTTGGTAATTGCTTCAGCTACCGATGCTTTTCGGAAGAAGTTAAGAACCTTCTTAGAAAAGATTGAGGGCATGAAGAAGCTGTTAGTTTGACCCGATACTGAGTTAGCAAAGTTACCGTTGGTATCTGTGCTTTGCTCAAATAATTGGTCTGATTGGTTATAAGCCATGTTATGTTACTCCTAAAAAAGACAATTTAATTTAATCTACTATTCTGCCTTCCATTATGGCTTGATCAATCTCACTTTCATATTTGTCGAATTGAGCCATAGACAGTTTAGCAATTTCCCGTTGTGACCAAATCTTTGGTTCTTTAGCATCTATTTGTGTTGTCCGTGTGGACACCATATCTGCCGCTGAAGATTTGGGGGCTTGTGATTTTTTTGTCTTTTGCTCTTTTACAATCTTGATACCATTTTCCATTTTATAAAGATCAATAGCTTTAACTGCTAATGAAACATTATTTGGGTTTTCATAAATCCAACCTTGAATTGCTTCAGGTTGTTCTTTAGCCCAATCATGAAACTTTTCGTCTCCGCGTATATCCTCAAAATCAGGATGGCGCGAACGTAGTGTAGCTTCGGCTTCTTTACGTTGGATGGCGGCTTCTCGTTCTTCGATAACAGACATCTTAGTTTTTAAAGCTTCTAGTTGTTGTTCACTTTGTAAGTGTGCAACAGTTTCTACAGTTTCATATAGATCAGGATATTGCTCTCTAAAGTTTTCAAGGTCTTCAGTTGACTTAGGCGGGGCATACGCAGGTTGCGTCTCTTGTGCCATCGCTGTAAGTTCTAATTCCTTTTGCTTAAAAGAAGCTATCTTCTGATCATAGTGTTTCTTTAGGTCATCGTATCGCTTTTTATAATTTGTTCTTCCTTTGGTTTCTTTCTCTTCTGGTTCAGGGGCCGCTTCTTCGCGGGTAGCCTGTGAGTTTTCTTCAAAGAAAAGCGTATCTGCTTTACCTCTATTGGGGGCATCTGGTGTGTGCCATTCCTTTTTAGAGTTATACGGATTCGCAGTTGGTTCTTCAAGTTGTTCAATTGCATTGGACATAATAATCACACTCCTTTTGGGGCTTGTCAGTCTTTCAAGGTGGCTGTGCTGTTCGCGTTTACAGTACAGGGTCTTGATACTTCAAGGTGGCCTCTAGGTTTTAAAAATGATAAGGGGTCTATAAATAGAGTGGCCTTATCGCTATCTTACACTTGGCATACGATTAGCGTCAATCATTTGTTTTTTGATTTCTTCTTCTTCGTCTGAATACATGCCCATTCGACTTTCATCGACTGAATCATCTACCATGCCGCCAAATGCTTTCTTCATTAAACCACCATCATAGGCTTTCTCAGCATCGTCCATCATAGTTTGTAGCTGATCTGCACCTAATTGATCGGTGGCCTTCTTGGTGAAAACAAATTCACCGTCCGATAACCTTGCGGGAATCGAATCTGATACTCCTGTGCCAAGACCTTCTACTTCGCCTTCGCCGGAGAATTCTCCTGCAACATCCATAACCTTATCAAAGATGCCGCTTAGACGTTCGTCATTTTCTAGAACGCCCATTAAGTATTCTTGTTCTTCTACGTCTAGAGACTGCTCTAGTACATAGTCTGTGTAATCTTCTTCCATTTCATCATCTGGAAGCTGTGAAGCCTCTGCCGCTTCTTTCTCATCTTCTGGGATGTTATCGTAAGTGTCTACAGGCATATCGTCTTCTAAGCCCATTTCAGGAGCTACAAGCATTGAGCCTTCGTTGTACTTTAACATGCCACCTTTATTTAGCGGGACAGCTTTACGCATACTATCGTCCATATCTTTTTCGGCTTGTGACCTTGTTAACTCTGCTTCAACTTCTGGAGAAACATCACCTGACTCTAAAGCCATGTTGTTTGCATCATTACGTGCTTGAGCCTCTGCTTCTAACTTTGCTCTTCGGGCTAGTTCTTCTTGTTGCATTCTGTAGCGTCTGTCATCTATGGTTTCTTTCATTTTTCAATCCTCAATTCTTTGTTTAGCTTCGCGCACTTGATCTTTTAGTTGTAGCAAATTAGCCAGAGAACTCACTTTCCCCTGCTTGCGGTACAGTTCCAGTTCCGATGTTGCCACCGCCAGTCCCTGTAGCTCCAAGTTCTTGAGGTTGTTGAGATGCTCCTTGAGCGCCTCCGCTTGTCCAACATTTTGCGCTCCTATTATTTGTGCCATGATTGCCGCTTCTTCGGGATCGTTAAGAATCTCATCTGGGTCTAAATCAAGGCTGTACGCTAACTCACTAACAATCTTAGAAATCTTAACAAACGGTGCAATAGCAGGATTCTGTGCAGTCTGAAGGAACATCGTCAATCGCTGACTACGTACTTCTTTTTGCATAAGGCTATTAGTTCCCATTGCATTTATTTCTAGATCGCCTTCAATAGCTAAATCGCCTTCAAAGAATTGCATGTTCCATTGGTAATATGACTTTCCTAGCGGTCTAAGCAAGAAGTCATCTATGTTCTTTACTACTGTTTTGATGTTTAAGGATGCCGCGCCTAGAAGCATAGACATACCAGAAGCAGTACGAGTCATGCTTTGTACGCCTGTTTGACCGTGCGAGTAACTAGGGATACCTGTCTGCTCATCTGCAAGCTGACGGAACTTGTCAAACATCATCATGTTTTCTTGAGAAGTGTTAGGGAACTTGAGGCCGTGGATTGCTTGACCTTGCATTCCTGCTTGTCGTCTAAACACTTTTCCGGGATATATTTCCATTGATTGTCCACCAACCAAGGCTGACTCATCTACGTCAAAAACTAATGAACCTGACAATGCTAGGTTGTCGATTGCCATACGTGCATGGCCGTTCATTATTTGCTGAGAGTCGTCCATATTTTCAGCAACGCCAATACCAAAGAAAGAATAAGGATTGCGCTCGTAAGGAAAGGCATTGTAGGGGAGTCGATACGGAGTGAATGGATTAACAACCCCACGTAAAAGCTTACCATTGCTAATCCAAGCATTAACTTGTACTTCATCTAAATCGTCTACCTCGTCTGGGAGTTCCATTCCGGCTTCGCGGGCATATTGTGCATCCATAACACCCCAATACTCTAAAACCTCAAAAAGTCCATCTCCGTATTCTTCTGTTTGTTGATCGTCTTTTAGTTCTAGCTCATAATCTTTTTCGACATAATTAGAACCCATCTGCAAACATTCGCGGATTTGATCTTTATTAAAGTGCGGAAGTTTTGCTAGTCCTCGTAGCTGAGAACGATTCATTTTGTGGCGATGGAACGTATACTCGCAGTCATCCATTGTTGTAGCATTAGGGTCAGGAAAGAAATCCCAGATGCTTACAAACTCAATACGCGGGACACGAACAAACAAAGGGTTGTAACTTCTTTCGCCTGTCTCTTCGTCTTTTTCCCAACGGCTCAAAGTTTTATTGTAATTGAATGGGCCTTTGACTACGCCAGTTCCAAACAACGCAGACTCAAAGAGAGCGTTGCGTAGCTCTGAGGAGCCATTAGACTCTTCGATTTGATCGTGTATTAATTTCTGCATCAGTCTTGCGGCATCTTTAGCAGGAGAAACCTGTAAAGCTTGTGGATCAGGATTCGACCCATCTTTAAATGTAAGGTCTGAGTTTTCTATAGCATCTTCTAAAACTGATTCGCCTGCTGAGAAAGTAGCCCCTGCTTTTAAAACTTTGCCATCGCCTGCATATCCAACATCAAAAGGATTTACTTTTTCTTCTTCTTCTTTTTCTTGTGCGGGAGTGCTTTCGATGCTAGGGGCGTTGTCTAGATGCTTGTATGTTGAAACACCTTCAGGGATGTTAGTTTCTTTAACGCCTATTGGAAACTGTCCAGTGCCAAACATAACATCTACTAGCTGACCAAATGCCGCAATGACTTTAGTCTTAGTTACTTTAGGTCAAGACCACTCTCGCCTTCTACTGGCGCAAAATAAATCTCACCTGCGTTTCCGAATAACTCGTTCTCTTCACTCATATTTCTTTAGTATCCAAAGGTTGAGTCCACTGGAGCATAACTGCTTTCTCTGTGGAATTGTCTCATTTGACTTAACGTATCGTTTATACGCGGTCTAGACATAATCAAATAACGTAGTGCATCGTATGCGTGATCTGGTGCATGTGTATCTACATCTTCTGGGTTGCGTTTATCCAGAGGAATACTTTGTAGTTCGCGTATCAGGTTAGGGCATGTATTAAATAATTGTATTCTGGGCCTACCGCTTTGCATGACTTTTAAGTATTCGTGGATTTGTATTTTTCCTTGTATCCTATTCTTATCTGCTCTTCTAAGCTTGTGTCCTGCTCTTACAAGCGTTTCTCCGATTGTTGGGCCTGTAGTACCAGTTCGGCTCCAACACGCTGTATCAAGCACTCCTTGGACGCTGAAGGGGTCTGCTAGTTCCATCTCAGTTATTATATCTGCAAGCTCTGTTCCTAACAAGCCCTTTCGGTATAGTTCTCTATACACTATAAGGGTTCCATCGCTAGGATCAACAGCCGCCCAAATGCAGGCGCTTTCAGATGCATAACCGTAGTCAATGCCTTTAACCCTTTCCCAATGTACTGGTATTTCAAAAGGCGTAATAACATGTAACTGCGGGACAAACTCCGTAAATGCCGCACCTTCTGCAACATCCCAATTGCCTTCTAGGAGTTGCTGACGCTGTGTAGGCGGCAAAGCCTTTAGCATCTGTTCGTATCGTCCATCTGTTGCTAGGAAAGGATTGTCCTGTAGCCTAGCGGGTATAAACTTTCTTGTAAGTCCATCTTCACCCTTAAAAGACTCGTGAGCGGGTGCAGGGTCTATGTAACGCTTCTTAACCCATGTAGCTCCCGAACCGCCGGGATTCGCCGTACAACGCATGTAAGGCGTAATGGAACTGTCGGTCGTCCTTAACCGTGAAGCTAGATAGTTCCAAGCGAACTCTGTGGGCAGGTGCGTAATCTCATCAAACCCTATCCAACTATATGCTTGGCCCTGATACCTATATACGTCTGCATCACGTTCCAAGAATCCAAACTCAATCTTTGCTCCGCTTGGAAAGTTCCAAAGCTTCTCTACTTCCTTGTACTTACATCCCGGAAATGCTTTCGGGTACAACTCTCTACTCTTGTCTATAAGCTCTCGTAGTTCGGGCATCGAGCGTCTTATGATTAGACCTCTGTGAGCGGGTCTGTGGGCAAAACGTAATGGGTCTACAAGCATAGCGTAGGACTTACCACCCCCTGCGGCTCCACCGTACAGGACATCTGTCTCTCCTGCGGCGAGGAAGTCTTCCTGTGGGCCTTCGTTGGCCTTGAAGATAACATCCTCTTGAGCTTCAGTTGCTAAAGCTGTTGGAAGGTCTTCTAAGTCTTCCGAACTTATAATCTTACTGGCTTTATCGTTAGCTAGTTGGATTAAAGTTTTGTTGGTTTTACTTATTGTTTTTTTATAACCATCAACTTTAGCTTGGGCCGCCTTTAATTTCTTTTTCTTTTCGCGGACTTTCTTTTCTGCGTCCATCTTTGCTTTAGTTTTTGAGTGGTAGGTGTAACCTCTTCCTTTAGACCCTTTCGCTCTACCTGCTTTTTTGCGCGGTGTCCCATCCACTTTAAGTACGAAATTGCCTTCTTCGTCTTTGAGATAGCCATCAGGATTAATATCCCAATCATTCTGCATGTTTGTCTGCTATCTTCTTTAAGCCCATGTGCGAGAGCTTACGGCCTGTAATGCTTTCGAGGTATAAACTTCCTTCGCGTAGACTTATTGTACGATCTTTAATCATAGGAAGTATCTTATTTAAAGCTTCTAGTTGGTCAGGGACGCTCTCTAACATTTCGTTATTAGACTCGTCTAGCTTATAACCAAAAGGAATAGTGCTACTAGACCTCCTCATAATTACCTTCTATTACTGTTTCATTCTTAGCGGGGAGTATGAATAAACCACCACTAGTATTAACGGTTACATCAAGCCTATCTGTCTTGCCTAAGCCTACACGGTCTAGGATGGTCTGTGCGGCCTGTATACGCATGTTAGCTTGCGGTATAGGTTCTGCACTATCCATGATGTGTACAAGCTTCATAGCGGCTTTAGGGGCGCTCTGAGCCAATATATTAGTAGCTAAATCTAGTATCTCAGTCTTTAGGCTCTTAACAACGCTATTAACGCTTGAAGGCGAATAGCCTGCCATTTCTCCGGCAAGCTTCGTATCACCGTTGCAGGTTACTAAGCTATCTAAAAATGATTGTTG